GGCCGAGAGGCCCTGCCGCGCGCAGTGCAACATCCACCCATCATCTTACCGATGATGTTAATTCCATCCAGAGGAGCTGTGTTGTCACGGCCGCCCAATATACGTAGACGTGTCAGACCCGGGTTAACCGCGTCTGGAACTTCTATTAGTGTCTCCGCAGATGGTTCTGTAACAAGAACCACGGAGGACACTTGGGCAGTCGAAGAGACTCAGTATACTGAGTCGGAAGGTCACCCTTGGCCCCCTCCTAAGGGGGACAAAGGAGACATCGGTGGACCATTTCTCACTCGCCGATCGTACGTTCTCGGACCTTGGTTCGCGAAGGTTACGCTCGGTAGAGAAGAGCCATGGGGGCAAAAACTCGCCTATACAGGCGCAGTCTATGCCATTTGGCCTGGTACTCCGTCAGCACCCTTTCCTCCTAGCCTTGAGTCTTCTGACTCAGAGCTTGAGCAATTAGGTGCTACGGCGGTTGCCAGGTGCAAACCCACCAATTCAGCTTCAGACGTTCTCACAGCTGTCGGCGAAGTCCTACGAGAAGGCGGTTTACCCGCACTCATAGGAGCCGACATCTGGAGGTCCAAAACAAGCGATGCCATTAAGGCAACGTCAGGTGAATACCTGAACGCTTCGTTTGGTTGGATACCTCTTGCGACGGATATTCTCAAGTTCGGACAGGCAATCCGCAATGCGGATCGCATTTTGTCCCAATACGAGAAGGATTCGGGCAAGGTGGTACGTCGGAAGTATAACTTCCCAACACGTAACGAGACCCTCTCAGCTGGTAAAGTAGGCTATCCCAGAAATGGGAATGGTCCTACTACCAACTTTTGGGGTCCCGCCAGGGATCAGATCTTTCTGAAGAGAGAGATCTCTCAGAAAAGATGGTTCAGCGGTGCGTTTACTTACTACCTACCGTCCGGTTATGACTCCCGGTCGGCACTTAGTAGGTACGCTGCGCGTGCCGAAAAACTATTCGGCGTGAACCTGACACCAGACGTAGTCTGGAATCTGACCCCTTGGAGCTGGGCCGTAGACTGGTTTTCTAATACTGGAGATGTTATTTCAAATCTCCAGGATTATGCCACCAACGGTCTTGTGATGCGGCATGGGTACATGATGGAACATACCATCGTGAAAGATACCTATACCCTCTCGGAGAGTGGGCTTCTTGCCAACCCTACCCAGAGACTTCCCGACGTTGTTTTGGTCACTGAGACCAAGAAACGCGTGAAGGCACACCCTTATGGGTTCGGCGTCAAATGGGACGGTTTGTCTCCGTTCCAAGCGTCGATTCTTGCGGCTCTCGGGTTATCCCGAAAGCCGTAGGCAGATTTGCACTGCCAACACCAATAGTCTGACACCTGTCAGACGCAAGGGAGCCGTCTATGTCATTCACCGACCCGCTGTCCATTACCATTGCCGCAGCCACGATCCCCCTTCCGCGCGTAAGCGTGGGTTCGGGTTCCTCTGACTACGTCAGTGCCAACGGACTTGTGCGCGTGAACGCGTCCTCCGCCTACGGGCGTCGGACGCGTCGCGTGCTCCGTGTCGACCACTCGAAGATTACCGCAGATCCGTTTATCCCTGCCCAAAACACGAAGGTTTCGATGAGTAACTACATCGTCTTCGACGTGCCTCCGGCGGGATACTCGAATTCTGAGGCTCTGGAGGTGTACGCGGGTTTCAAAGCCCTGTTCACCGCCTCTTCGGACCTTCTCATCACCAAGCTTCTTGGTGGTGAGAGCTGAACTCATACTGCTCCATGTTGGAGCAGTCTTGAGATCTTGGTAATCGGGATGCTAATTCGTGCAGGTGAATATGAGCTGAGGAATGGAGCTATGCTCGATCCCTCGGACCTCATACGCCCGCCCGACTGGTAAACCGATTGTGGATTCATAGGCTAGGGAGAAGTTAACCTCTATTTAAGGAGGGCTTCTGAAAAGCCTGATGATGCTCTGGAAGGTAGTTGCGGAAGAATCCGCAGCTAGATGCTGCACAAGCGCCACCCTGGACATTAAAACCGTCCAGTGTCGGTTCGAACATGAAGGGCTATCGTTTCTGACGATAACTCTACCTGGCTTTGGTAAGGACTTCGAAAAAAGTCTTAGCCAAGGCTTCGTGGATCGCAGCTCCTTCACCGGTTTCCGGTGGAGGGCAGGTCTCCCCCGATTTCTCGGAGGTTTCCTCGATCTTGTGTTCGACCGTGGTAGTGGTTTGTTGCTTGACGTACCGAGTATTGATGCAATCCTTGCTATCCGTCAGCTTGCGCTGATGTATAGTAAGGTTGCTTTTCCATGCAGCGATGCACGCGAAAAGCAAGCAATACTCAATTACGTCAGGTGTGAGAAGGATGTTCGTGAGCAAGATGCCTCGTTGTCTTTGGCCGACATGGCCGATTTCAAGAGAATCTCCTCACTACTGTTTAGTGGCCTCTTCGCACGTGTAGACCATGCGGTCTATTACGGCGAACTGATTCCTAAACACGGTCCTGGTGCCACTGCTGATAAATTGCGAGGTAATGCAAAGTATGAGCAAAGGACCTGGACCGAGCGTCTTGAGGAAGTATTCCCTTCCGGGGAGTATCTCCTTCCAAGCTGGTCATACTATGATCAGCTAGACGCGATTAACATCCTCGAACCTGGTGCAGAGATACCCGTTAAGGTGATCTCTGTGCCTAAGACGCAGAAGACCCCAAGGATTATCGCCGTAGAACCAACTGCTATGCAGTATGCACAGCAAGCGGTCCTTGAAGCGATTCTCAAGGCCTTGAAGAGGTTTGACTACCTCTCCATGATCGTTGGATTCGATGACCAAACGCCTAATCAGCGTATGGCACGAAATGGATCCAGAGATGGATCCGAAGCAACACTCGATTTGAGTGATGCTTCCGATAGGGTCTCCAATCAGCTGGTCCGGGCTATGCTCGAACCACATCCCCATTTGCATAGGGCTGTGGATGCGTGCAGATCCAGAACAGCTGATGTTCCTGGGGAGGGCAAACTTCGCCTCGCCAAGTTCGCGTCTATGGGTTCAGCTCTTTGCTTCCCCTTTGAAGCTATGGTCTTTACGACCCTTATCTTCTTGGGGATAGAACGAGAGCTCAACAAACCCCTTAGCCGAGATTCAGTAAAACTGTTCTCGGACAAGGTGCGTGTCTATGGGGATGATATTATCATTCCCACAGAATTTGTGCAACCCGTTGTGGGCGTGCTCGAATCTTTCGGATCTCGAGTTAACGCCGACAAGTCTTTCTGGACTGGAAAGTTCAGAGAGTCTTGTGGTAAGGAATACTATGATGGACATGACGTTTCAGTTGTCAAGGTCCGTCAAGCGTTCCCTACACATCGGGAGCACGCTACTGGAGTCATAAGCATTGTTTCGCTTCGTAACCAGTTTTATTTTGCTGGTTACTGGCAAACGTGCAAATGGCTGGATGGGGTGATCGCGGGAGTGATTCGTCATTTCCCAACGGTCTTACCCACCTCTCCAGTGCTTGGGCGCCACAGTGTTCTCGGTTTCCATTCCGAGCGCACTGGTAAGCACCTTCATAACCCCCTAGTCAAGGGTTACGTGGTGTCTTCACGGATACCTTCCGATCCTCTGGAAGGTCCCGGTGCCCTCCTCAAGTATTTCCTTAAACGCGGTAGCTTGCCAGCTGCCGACAGGAAGCACTTGGAGCGTGCAGGACGCCCCCGAGCCGTTAGCATCAAGCTCGGGTGGGCCTCAGCGGTTTAACCGCTGGGGTGGGGCGAAAGCCCTCGAGGAGATGGAAGCTACCCGCATGCGCACCGCGCATCCGTGTAGCCTAAGTCCTTCGAGTTTTCCG